GAACTACCCAGATCGCTCGGGCTGAAAGTGTCGTTCAACGAAGGCGTCGCGAAGATTTACGGACGAGTGATCGGGCCAAAATACCGAGTTCAATTCACTCCACTGCTCCCGACCGTGGTGTTTCGGCTCTCCAGAAAGCAGGCGAGAGTCAAGGCTCCGCCAAAAACGTCGCCGCGGTCTCGGACGCGACAGATTGCGTCGTGCGACCCAGTCGAGTCCGTGCCGGTTCGCTGCATTCAGGTCGAGTCGCCGGACGGGATGTTCCTCGTCGGCAGGTCGCTGATCCCGACGCATAACTCCGCTCTCTCGGCCGCCGTTGGCCTGTATATGCTCTTCTGCGACGACATCGGCGCCGAAGTGATCGTGGCCGCCGGTGACCGATCGCAGGCTGCCCTCCTGCATACGGCTGCCAAGCAGTTCGTCGAATCCTGCCCGTCGCTCGCACGGCAGTGCAAGGTCTACAGGAATTCCATCGTCCTGCCAGATCGCAACGCCTCGATGTTCTGCATCTCGAGCGAGGCCGGCACGAAGCACGGATACAACCCGTCATGTGTGCTGGTCGATGAGTACCACGTATTCCCCGACAGGGAACTGGTCGACGTGCTCGAGACCGGCATGGGTGCCAGAAGCCAGCCGCTGACCATCTACATCACGACGGCCGGAAGTAACCGAAACGGGCCGTGCTACGCGGATTGGCAGCGTGCCGAAAAGATTCGCGACGGCATCCTGAAAGACCACACATTCCTGCCGTGCATCTACGCGGCCTCGGCAGACGACGATCCGTTCCTTGAGGAGACTTGGAGGAAGGCCAACCCGAACTACGGGATCACGCTCAAGCCGGACTACTTCCACCAGATGGCCGCGAGGGCGAAGCAGTCTGCCTCCGAGGAGGTCGTCTTCAAGACGCTCCATTTGAATACTTGGGTGTCTTCTGCCTCCAAGTGGATTCGCCACGGTGCGTGGGAGGCGAACTCCGGCCCACTGCGGCCGACGGAGTCCAGACCGGCCTACTGCGGCGTCGACCTTGCCAGCACGACCGACACGACAGCGTTCGTGGCGGTGTGGCCTGACGACGACGGCACGTTCGACGTACACGCTCACATCTTCGTGCCGGAGGAGCGAGCCGAGGAGGCGTCGAAGCGCGACCGCGTCCCGTACCTCCAATGGGCGCAGCAGGGTTTTGTTACACTAACAGAGGGCGATGTCTGCGATTACGACGCAGTCCGCGACTACATTCTCTCGTTTTGCGAGAAGAATGAGGTTCGGGCTGTAGCCATCGACAGGTACAACGCCACGCACTTGACGACGCAACTGGTCGCCGAAGGCATCGAGGTTCGGCCTTTTGGGCAGGGCTTTGTGTCGATGAGCGCGCCCAGCAAACTGCTCGAAACCCTCATAATCTCCAAGAAATTGCGGCACGCCGGAAACCCGGTTTTGTCTTGGCAGGTGAGCAACGTGCAGATCAAGACGGACGACGCCGGGAACATCAAGCCGTCGAAGAAGAACGCCAGTTCGACCGCCCGCATCGACGCCGCCGTGGCACTCATCATGGCGCTGGGAATCTCGTCCGGCGAGGCCCGCGGCCCCGAAGAAGAACCCGAACTGATGGTGTTCTGACATGGACGAAGCGCCGTACACGGGCCTCTTGTCGCTGCGGTCGCAGAGCCTGTCACGGGTCTTCGAGGAGATCGCGGAGTCGCGGAAGACGGCCGCAGGCGTCCACGTCTCGCCGGAGACGGCGCTTGAATGCACGGCCGTGCTGGCCTGCGTCCGGCTCCTGTCGGAGTCGATCGCGGCGATGCCGACGAACCTGTACCGCCGGCTCCCGGGCGGCGGCAAGGAGATCGCCGACGACCAGCCGCTGCACGAGATTCTGGCCTACCAGCCCAACTCGTGGATGACGAGTTTCGAGTTCAAGGAACTCATGCAGTCGTGGCTTCTCTTGTGGGGGAACGCCTACGCCCACATCAAGGGCAGCATCCGCCGCGGCGCCGTGGACGAATTGATCCCGCTCCACCCGTCGCGGATGGAGGTAAAGCGGCTCGAGAACGGCAAACTGCGGTACTACTACCGCGAGCCGGCGACCGTGACCGACCCGAACCCGCAGCCGACGGAGTACCGGCAGGACGAGATTTTTCACCTGCGGTGGATGTCATCGGACGGCGTGCGCGGGTACGTGCCAACGGCCCTGTCGAAGGACGCGATCGCCCTCGCCCGGGCGACGGAACTGCACTCAAGCGCGTTCTTCGGGAACGGCGCGTCGATCGGCACCTATATCGAGGTCGATCAAGCCCACAAGCCGGAGTCGCTCCAGCGGTTCCGCCAGCAATGGGACGAGGCTCATCGCGGGCCGGAAAAGGCGTTCAAAACCGTAGTGATGCCGTTCGGCTTCAAGAAGAAGAGCGAGCCGGTCAACAACGCGGACAACGAGTTGGTATCCACGCGGCGATTCCAGTTGGAGGAGGTCTGCCGGGCCTACCGGGTGCCGCCACATCTGGTCGGCGACTTGTCGAACGTCCGCTACAGCACGGTGGAGCAGGCGGCGATCGACTACAAGACGTTCAGCATCATGCCGTGGTGCCGGCGGTGGGAATTGGCGTGCCGCCGCGACCTCGTGGTGGACGACAAGACGTACTTCGTCGGGTTCGATATGAACTCGCTCATGGCCGGCGACTACGCGGCCCGCTCGACGTACCTCCGCGAGGCGTTCAACACGGGCGCCCTCGATGTCGACGAATACCGGGCGGAGATCGGCTACAACCCGCTCCCCGGCGACCTCGGCAAGAAGCGGTTCGTGCAGGTCAATATGCAACTTCTGGACGCTTTTACCCTTGAAACACCGAACGGCCAGCCGCCCCAAGCCGCCCCGACCAGCCTCCCGGCCGAGGAGCAGCCTCCAGAGCAGCAAGACGGCGACCAACCGCCAGCGGAAGCCGAAGCCGATCGATCCATCGACGCATCCGAAGCACTTTTCCGCACGACTCTCCGACGCATCGCAGCCGTCGAAGCCGACGGAATCCTCGCCCGCCGGTCGAAAGCGGAGAAAATCACGCAATGGTTCGGCCAAGTCGAGGAGAAACTGCGTGAAGAGTTACTCGACGCAGCAAATGCTACTGGCAGAGACATTGATTCGTTCGTGGTATCGTGGCTAGAGCGCTCGAAAGACCTGCTTTTGGACTGCCATCGCAGCGGAAAACCCTACGAAACGGTCACTGATCGCTGGTTCGAGGCTCATTTCGAGGAGGAGAACGATGTCCGCGAACGAAATTGAGCGCCGGATCACCGCATCCGACACGGCAATTGAGTACCGCGAGGTCGACGGCGGCGAAAAGCGGCCCGTGATCGTCGGGTATGCGGCCGTATTCCAGTCGCCTTCGAGAGATTTGGGTGGTTTCATCGAGACCATCCACCCGCGGGCGTTCGATGACGTCCTGAAGACGAATCCCGACGTCGTCGGCGTGTTCAACCACGACAAAAACATGCTGTTGGCGCGTTCGGCGAACGGTTCGCTCCGCCTGAAGGCCGATCCCTACGGCCTGCGCTACGAAATGATGCCTCCGAAGACGAAAACGGCCGACGAGGTCGTCGAATTGGTCTCCGGCGGGTACGTCACCGGGTCGAGTTTCGCGTTTGCGATCTCTCGGAGCGGCGGAGACTCGTGGAGCACGGACGAACGGGGCATCCGCAGGCGAGAAATCCGCTCAATCAGCCTCCTCGACGACGTCGGACCCGTGGTTCGTCCTGCCTACGAGGCATCCAGCGTGGTCGTGAGCCGTCGGGCGATCGAAATGGCCCTCGGCGACGCCTTCCGGCCGAATCAGACGATGGCGAACGCGGCTCGGAAGGGTCTGCGGGCCGCCAAGTCGCGTGGAGACTTCGACGAGCGGCTCGTCGCGGTCGCCGAACGCATCGCGGAGCGCGAGGTTCTCTCCGTCGAGGAGGTCGAGTTCCTCGCCGGCACGCATCAGCGGTGCCACGAGGTCCGCTCCGTCGGCTGGTCCGGCTCGCCGGCGTGGGTCGAGTGGATGCTGGCCGGCGGCGACGGCGGCGAGAAGTGGGTGCAGCGTCGCTCTCTCGCCGAGCGAGAGAGCGAAGTTCGGACGCCGCAGGCTATCCCTGACTCGGCACCAGAACCACGAGCCGCCCCGAACGAACTCACCGAAGGCGACTTCGTCGCGTGGGACGGCGGCATCGGCCGCGTCGAGCACATCATGCGAGAAGGCTCGATCCAAGGCATGACGGCGACGCCGGAGGCGCCGCTGGCCGTGGTGACGCCGTTCGACGATGGCGAGCCGGAAGGCTACATGGTCGCCGTGATGGTCTCGGAACTCACGAAGACCGACCAGCCGGAGCCGGAGCCGGAGGAGGACGACGAGGACGAAGAAGAGGACCGTGCCGCCGGCGACAAGTCCCAGTCGACGCCCGCCCCAGCGAAGGACCGGATCACGGGCAGCGACGCGAACAAGGAGGGATCGGCCAAGAACGCGAGCGGCCGGATCGCCGTGTCGCAGTCTGTTCGCGCCGGCCTACAGAACAAGGTCCGCGGCCACAACGAGGCCATGCGTGAGGACGAGAAGCCGTCGTGGTCTCGGACGACGCTCGGGCAGTTGCTCGCGGTCTACAGGCGTGGCGCCGGGGCGTACTCGACCAGCCACCGGCCGGGCGTGAGCCGTGGAGCGTGGGCGATGGCCCGCGTGAACGCCTACCTGTACCTCCTGCGAAACGGCAGGCCGCAGGACGCGAAGTACGTCACCGACAACGACCTCCTTCCGGCCGACCACCCGAAGTCGTCGAAGGAGCGGAGCGTCGAGGCGGACGTCGAAGAGCGCGAGGTCGACCTGAAGCCGACGACCGGCATGGCCGCCGCGGCCAGACGCGGACTCCGCCTCCACGAGGAGGGGAAGAGCGGCGACGGCCTCAAGCCGGAGACGGTCGCGAGGGCGAACAAGATCGCACGACGCGAGGAACTCACGCCGGACCACGTCCGCGAGATGAATGCGTGGTTCGCACGCCACGAATCGGCGAGCAAGTCACCCGGCTGGGACACGCCGGGTGCTGAAAAGCCGGGTTTTGTGGCGTGGTTATTGTGGTCGGGAGACGCCGGGCAAGTGTGGTCAGCACGAAAGGTGGCGCAGATGGAACGCGAAGCAGCGAGGTCGGAGCCTGCGGTCGCCGAGGTCGAGCAGCAGGTCGAGCAGGTGCAGCAGCCGGAGCCTGTCGTGGACGTCGATGCGACTGACGCAGCGGCCAAGTTGGCCGCGCTTCAGGAGGCTCTGCTCTGGACTAAGTTGCACGACACCGACGGTTGATGCTAATCTACAAGTAGATACAAGCATCGCGATGGATGTCGCGATGGTCAGTGCGAGCGACGTGAGGATTCACGCCTGCGGCGCGCTAGCGGGAACACCCGCCGGCCGTCGCATCGTCGCGTATGGCCGGCTCAACAAGGAGCAGGCCAATCATGGCGTCGAATCTCAAGAAGTTGCAGGACCGGGCCGCCGCGGTCGCCGCTCGCATGGCCGAACTCGGCAAGATCGAGGATCGCTCGGCCGAGGACAATCAGGAGTTCGTCGCGCTTGGCGCTCAGGCCAGCGAACTGACCGCCCAGATCGGCTTCGAGCGTCGGCTCGCCGAGAAGGAGAAGGAACTCCGCGAGGTCATCGAGAAGGCGGCCCCCGCCCCCGTCGTGACGCCCGTCGAGACCGAGGCTCGCGCCGAGGAGCAGAAGAAGGTCGAGATTCGGGCCAGCCTCCCGCATCACACCTCCCTGCGTGCCTTCGGTGACGGCCCCGACGCCGTCGAGAGCGCCTACCGCTGCGGCCGGTGGCTGCGGGCGCACATCTTCAAGAACTCCGAAGACCTTCGGTGGTGCAAGGATCACGGCGTCGAGAGCCGTGCGATGGGCGAAAACAGCAACGCCTCCGGCGGAGCGCTCGTCCCCGACGAGTTCGCCAATCGCGTGATCCGGCTGGTCGAGTCCTACGGGACGCTCCCGCCGGCGTGCGAGAACATCTCGATGACCCGCGACACGCTCGTGATCCCCAAGCGGCTCACCGGCACGACCGCCTACTTCGTCGGCGAAGGCTCGGCCGTGACCGAGAGCGAGCCGACCTACGGCAACGTGTCGCTCGTGGCGAAGAAACTCGCCGTCGGCTGCCGGATGTCGACCGAACTGGTCGAGGACTCGCAGGGCGTGGTGGGACTCGCTGATGCGGTCGCCACCGAGTTCGCCCAGAGCCTCGCCTACAAGATCGACCTTTGCGGCTGGCTCGGGGACGGGACGCTCGGAACCTACGGCGGCGTTCACGGCATCGTCGAGAAGATCAACGACGGCACGCACACCGCCTCGGTGGTGGGTGCCATCGCTGGCAACACCGGCTTCGAGACCCTCGACCTCGAGGACTTCCTCGCCGCGATGGGCAAATTGCCGATCTACGCGAGGGCTGGCGCTCGTTGGTACGTGTCTCCGGCCGGCTACGCCGCGTCGATCGCCCGCCTGAAGTACGCCGCTGGTGGCAACACCGTCGAGAACGTGCAGGCCGGAACGGTCGACACGTTCCTCGGCTACCCCGTCACGCTCGTGCATGTCATGAACAGCACGCTGGGTGCGGACGCGAACAAGGTCAAGGTGCTCTTCGGCAACATGAGCC